CCTCTTCTGCTTCTTCGTCAGTGTCCTCAGATTCTTCTACTTCTTCCTCTTCAGACTCCTCCTCAAATGATTCATCTTCCTCTTCGGGTTGAGACTCTTCAACTTCGGTAGGTTGAGCTTCCTCAGTTTCTAGTGTTTCCTCTTCAGGTTCTAGTAGACTGAGTAATGCTTCTTGCGCTTCAGTGACACTTCCACCTAACGCGGGAATTGGCTGTAATCCAGCCGGTACTTGCGGGGCAGTTTGCGTATCCGCCATTTTTGTTTCTCCTAAATATGTGGGTGTTGCTTGTCCATTATCTCAGCCATATGTCCAGTTTCGACTATGGACGATATATGACTGTGAATCCGGTCAAGCAGTCGCATGGCAAGCCAAATAGATTCCCTGGCTTCCAAATCTGTCGAACCGCTGTGAGCCCAGCTGTTCATTAAGTTTTCCTTCAGTACAACAAACGCTTCGTCTAAAAGCGGATCATCTAGTAGGGATTTAGCTCTTCCTACCCTTTCTTCTGGTGTCATGTGGCTCCTATAGCTACGGCGCGTTTCTGCTCACGCTCAATGTTAATTTCTTCTTGCTTGAGTCGAGAATCGACCGCAAGTTTCTGGTACTCCTGCTGAATCTTCTGCTGTTTAAGCTGAAGCTCTGCAGCCTTTATGTCGAGCTCCTTACTCTTAACCTGCATCTCCATTTGAGCCTCACTCGGTTCTTCCGGTTGTGGGGGTATTTGAGATGGGTCGGTCAGGAAGTCACTCACATTCTGGAAGCCCATTGTTTTTACAAGTGCAGAGCCTAAGTTATACATGTTCTGCATACTTACAATAGGTAGCCCTCCCTTCATAGCTTCTCCAGCGAAGGAGAGCATCTGGGATAGATGAGCCATTTGTTGGTCTTTGTTACCTGTCCCTAGGGCTACGCTTACGCTACAGTCGTAGCTGTCTTTCCATACATCAGGACGAACTGGGACCCATTCGTTCCTAAGCATCACCATACGCTCTTTGTCCTGGTGCTTATACAGGAGCTTGTAAATGTTTATCATCAGGTCTTTAACGCCAGTCTCTGCAAAGTTCCTAGCTACAAGCTCTACCCTGCTTTGGGCAGCGGTCATTACTGCGTTTACAGCAGTAGCCGTAGTGTGGGAGGTGAGGGCGTTCTCGTTCATTCCTTGAGACATCCTCGAGACGCCTGCCCTAGATTCCCTGATACCGTCTATGTATTCAAGCATTTGGAACGAGTAAGGCTCCAAAGCTGGTGTGGGAAGGGGCATTACAGCGTTGGGGGATTTAACCCTAACCACTCCGCCCGGTCTTTGCGTCAAGAGGTCATCTAAGTTCGCTTGACCCTCCAATACGGCATATCTTCCATAGTTCTGGTTATAGGCGTTATCTAAAAGAGTCCGCATCATAGTGCTCTTAATTAGCTGAAGATCCATCACAACGTCAGCGATAGAAAGGCCAAAGAACTTATGGGGTATCTTTATGGGGGTAATTGATACAAAGGGGATACTATCGACTTCATCGTTCTCCAGAATCTTGCTACCAACCATCACGATCCTTCTGAGCTCGGCAATGCCGTCGTCATCAAAATCCGTCTTCATAAAACACTCATGCAGCCAATAGGTCCTCAGCTCTTCCTCACCTATGTCAGTGTCTCCCCACCCTTCCCAATACTCGGCAGATTTGTCGTAGGCAAACCGCTCGAGGCGCTCACTCGAGAAGGCGGTCATGTTCTCACCCCCATCCCCAAGATCTTCGGAGGCTAAGTCCTCATCAGGGTACATTTCCCTTAGATCGGATAGTGTTTTCAGGACTCTGTGGCAGACGAACCTAGATTCCTGTATATCCTTGGATTCTCGGGCAATCAGGAACTCTGAGGGAGGTACGTTCTCTATTTTTATCCTGCCGTTACGCTCTTTACGCTTAATTACGACATCGTGCCTGACTTCGACCACTTCACCTATCTCAGACTCAACCTGACGCTCTTCTTCGGTGTGTTGGACCACCTCTACCTCGTCATCCGAGATGACAGACTCTATTTCTATGTCCGTAAGGTCGTAATACTCCTCTCTAACATATGTTTCAGTCTCGTCCCACCAGACCTTGACGATACCGTTTTTAGAGAGTAATGCGTCTGTAAACCAAGAATATAGAATCTCAAACCCGGGATTGTCCTTGGTAAATACGTAATTCACGTAATCTGTGGCCTGTTCAGCCATAGCCACATCTTCTGGTCCGTGGGGGGTGAACTTAACCATCTCGTCCCCAGAAGCGAATACACGCATTAGGGATGGCTTTATCCACTCTATAGTGTCCTGAACAGTGGAATCTACGTACTGGGAACGACCTTCTACCTCGTTACCAAAGGGTAAGCCATAGTAATACGACATGGCTTGCTCTCTCTGGTGAGAGATTGTGTCGCCCATATAACCAAGTGATCCAGTGATTTCTCCTCGGATTCTTGTTATTAGTTCTGCATCAGTATATCTATCAGCCATTAAACAATACCATAGTTTTTGTACTCTAAGTCATTTGTCCATGTCGGATCGTCTCCAGACACGGCAAAGCGCATTGCCATTGCGCCATATCGTGTGGCGCTCATTAAGTCATCTCGAAGAGGGACGATCTTTCCCTCCTTCCTGTGATACATCCTAAATTCTTCCCACCAATCCCCTAACGTGGAGAATACGTGGAACTTGTCTGCTTCCATCTTCTGTAGAAGAGCCATGATTCCCTCTTCTATGGAGTTCCCTCCCTTCTTCTCACCTAAGGCCGGTGGGTTTTCAAAGTGGAAAGGGAGCATATTGCACCCTAGACTCCTGTACTGGTCAGCCAGCCCGGGATTACCCATAGAATCTCGTCTATTGCCGTCATGGGGCCAAGATATGGGGATAAAGTTCGGTCTAGTACGAATAACACTTGCATGAATCGCGGGAGAAGCCTTTGCTTGCCTGTAACAGTCATATACATAGTACTCATCCTCGTCTCGATCCCATGCAAGCCATACACATGCTGTCGGGTGATCGAATCCAAAATCTATTCCACATATCCTAGGCCAGTGGCCTGGAATAGTAATGGGGTCTATCATTAACTTCTCTTCACTTATAGGGAAGACTAAACCACTCCCTATAGAGGGTCTTCCGTACCTACGCATCTCTCTTTCGTGCGGAGAGTAGGAAGATAAAATCTGTTCCATAACCGCTTCGTTGAGATGACCTCTTGCTCCCTTCATAGATAGGACTTTCTCAGAAGCATCGTCCCATGTGGCGTTATTCAGGGACTGTCCTGGTTTGAGGTTGTTCATAAAAGAAGCAACCGTCTCTGTCATCCCGTTCTCTGGGGTGAAGGTCATGTAAACCAGACCCTTCCTATCAAGGGTTCTCGTTACAGCTTGGGAATAGATATCCCTGCTTGGCTCCTCGTCTAGCCATATACAATCGACTGAACGTCCCTGCCACTTCTCAACACCCATTTCATAGGCTTTGAAGAATAAAGACGAGCTCCCACCGCTAACGTGCCTTACCAGCACTACTGATTTGGCGTTAGGGACTCCGGGCTTCCGTTCGGTCTTTATTATGTGCTTTTTCGGTATAGTACCGGAACCAAACGCTTCCGGGTCATCTGGGGAGCCCAATAGTTCGAATTGGACAATATCTCTGGTCGTTTCGTTAGAAACACCACCAGCCCATCCCACAATAGGCTGTCTGAACCTTCTCCCGTTCCACCATTCAGGGTATAACCCAGTTAGATGGTAGGACATCTCCATACTGCCGCAATAACTCTTGCCTATGCGGTTAGCAGCCATTAGGAGCCTCTGGTTAGCTAGAGAGCCTGTTCCGTGGAAGGCTAGTTGGTAAGGATAGGGATCATAAGCATCTATCCTGTTGTATCTTTCTCTTTGTCTTAATTCTTTAGCTATGCCTACCGCTTTTTCCAGCTCGCTTCTGACTAATCTTGATTGCTGCGCCTTGGCGCTTGGCTGCGGACTTACTTGCATAGCATTTTCCGACTTTCCCGTATTTCCATCCTTTGTTCCCGTTCTTTAGAGTGCATCTTTGTATAGGCATTACTTATATCCCAGCGCTTTGTGTCTTTTCTTGGCTGCGTCTTCAATAGCGGCGTAGAATTGTGGTAGCCGCCCTATTAGGATTTCTTTGTACATGCTCCCTATCTCTTTTTTGGTGAGGGTGAAAGTAGTCTTACCTCCTTGTGTAAATCTGTACTTAGTAGGGTCTGTGTCCTCCATCAGATTATCCGCCGTTCGCTCTGCTTTATCGAGCCACCGAGTAGCTTGGCCCAGCGCTTCAGGATTCTTAGAGTAGGTACGGGTATGGTGGTACGCAAGTGCTTCAGCAAGCGAAATACCCAGTCCAGCCACAAATGAGTTGCTTAATACGTTGTATTTTTTCTGGTAATCCTTATTCATAAACTCCGATTTGATTGCACTACCAGCCGCATCATGGAAAGCCTCATGGTTCATTACTTCTTCAGGGAGCTGCGTCCCGCCCATTGTCCCGGATATCTGGTAGCTTTTATCCCTCCGTAAAAGCTGTCCGGGCTTTAAGCCGTAGCGACGTGGCATCGTGTCAGAGAGCTGGGTTGGAGTATCAATGTGGACTGCTCGGACAGAGACGTTCGCTCCCGGCCTGCTAACAGCCACCCCAGTGTACTTAGAGGGGTTTCGGTACATATCGGAGTATCTAGCTACCGAGTAGTCACCTACAAAGACGCCTTCCTCATCGTATTCCTTGCTTTGAGGATTTAATTGGACTCTAAACTCTGTATCTGCCAGTTGTTCTACAGGGGATAGCTTCCTGTCTATATTGAATAACCCTTCTGGCTCTACTGGAAGAAGCCCTTTACGCTTCTTTACCATTATTTCTTCTTTGCCCTCTGCATGGCTTTGAAACGGGCCATTAGCTCTTCTGCTAAATCCCCTAATCTTCTAGGCAGGATCATCATTTCTGCCGCCATGTACCAACCGCCACCTTGATTTTTAGGCCGCTTAATTTTTGTCCAGTTGCGAAAAGCAACATCCCTCTTCACCCTATATTGGTTACTAGAGTAACCCATCTTTAACTGAGGTGTTTTAGGGCCACCGTAGAAAGCGGGTCTAAACGCTAAGTTGGCAGAAGATCGCCCCTGTTTTGTGGGATGCTTTAGTGTTGCGGTAAACGGCTCCCAAACACCCTCCTTGAACCTTCTATTTGTTTCGTGGAACAAGGGGCTCATTGTGCCATCTGCCCTCAAGTTTAATATTTTCTTGGTATGGACTATTTTATCGGATATACCTGTAAGACCTCCGGGGCTGATAACTTCTTCTGCTAATTGCCTTATATCTTCCCTATTGTAGCTAGTGGGCTGCTTTAAGAGGTCCCGCACTTTTGATGATCTAAAGGGCATGCTGTATAGCTTGGTAACACCCGCCATCGGACCCACCATACTTTCTGGCTGTAACCCAGTCTCAGCGTAGAAAGCGGACGTATCCAATAACCCCTTTGGCTCCCTGCCGTAAACTGCCTCTCTTCTCTTCTCACGCTGCCTCTCATTGAAAGAGGCAAGGTTTCTACGCCATGTCTCCTGAACGCTCCTTTCGGTAACTCCGGGCCAAGTAGGGTCTAGCAGTCCTCTAGCTTCTCCGGGGTGAAAACGCTCGTAAGGCTTAGAAGCCATCAGTTCACCAGTTCGGGTATAGTCTCCGTAGAGCCAGTGAGAGCTTGGAGCTCCCTCATAAGCTCCTCATTAGACTTCTCAGCGTGGGAGATGGTCTGATCCACTCTCTCTACAGGCTTGTAACCAGCTCTATCTAAGATGTCCTTTACAGCTCCCAATCTCACGGCTTCGCTAATAGCCGTACTGGAGAGGTTCTGTAGTTGTGCCAAAGCTCCGGGCACACAGTCCTGTAGCATCTTCTTGGTCTTTTCCTCAATCTCTCGAGCAAACTGCTCTTTGAGTAAATAACCCTTCTGTTTAGCTACCTTCTCTGAATACCCAGCCTTAATAGCTGATTGGGCGGCATTACCGCTCTTACAGTATTCCTCTACAAAGGCTTCCTGTTTAGCAGTTCTCACGCAAGCAATCCAGGCGGTCCTGGTGGCATGGGTGGTCCCATAGGAGGTCCACCAGCTCCCATCTGCTCTGCTAGGGCCACTAATTGCTGTAATTCAGCCTGTAACTCCTGTATACGGGCTACTACAGCCTCTATAGGGGGCATTTGTGGGCCTCCACCCATAGGCGGCAAGTCAGGGCCTCTTCCTGCACCCATACCTGCACCCGGCTCTCCCGGGTATGGTAGTCGTTCTCCTCTTGGTCCGATTGGCATAGCTTTTTCCTTTATTATCAAGTAGTTAGAGTGTAATGGTTATTCCCCCCGATGGTGAGTGGGATGAATATCGAATTTTAATTTTTCACGCAAGGGGGGTGCCCGGGGGTCCGGCACGACCAAGATCAGAATATGCTAATATACTACTATGCCTGTATTCGAATAGTAGAATATACTTATATACGGCTGTGTTGCGCGCATACAACACTGTGGTATTTCTGCAACTGTGGATAACTATCCCTCAGTGATTGCCTGTGGATAAGATTACCATGTGAATTACTGGGTAATTACTGGAATTACCTAGTGAATTACTGGGTATTAATACCATATACCACACCGGGTTTAGTTCGGAGCTTAAGCCGGGCTTGGTTTGAGCCGGGTGTGTGTGTGCGGGGCGGACATTAATACGGCCAGATATCAGACGGTCAGCGACCTACTGCCCTATACACCTCTACTGGGTAACGTCCTTATGGGACTATCAGACAGTGATAGATCAGGTACTGATTAAGGCCTTTTCCGCCGCGCCGGATAGTAACCCCGGGGCCGGGACTGATACGCCTGTTCTAGGCCATTCCAGGGCGTTCTGGACTGGTGAAAAGGTAGCCTGTTTATTTTGCATACTAATAGTGCAATAGATATCTATCTGTGGTCTAA